CCAAAAAAGCCATAGAAAGAAGCAAAAGACATATTCAATTTGGTGGTGAATTGTTTATTGACCACATGAGCATTAACAGTCGGCAAGCGTATAGCAAATTTGTCCTTCAAGAACTGCATAAATACATCCACACCGACTTTGTTTTAATGGTCCAATGGGATGGTTGGGTAATTGACGCAAGCGCTTGGAAGCCCAAATTTTTAGACTACGATTACATAGGTGCAGTCTGGCCTTGGCATCCTGAAGGGTTGCGTGTAGGTAATGGAGGGTTTTCCCTTAGAAGCAAGAAGTTGTTGCAATTATGCGACACTCCCAAATTTATTTATAAAAACCTTAATGAAGATGACCTTATTTGCCATGTAAACAGGGACTATTTGGTTAGCAATGGGGTTAAATTTGCGCCAGAAGAACTAGCAAGGTATTTTAGCTACGAAAGAGAACTTAGCAATTTAGCAACTTTTGGCTTTCATGGAGATTTTCACATGGGCAAATATTTGTAGTACAATTATTGTGCAGAGTGAAGTCTGTTGTAAAAATGCCTAGACCCTTAAAGGGTAGTTTCTGAGTGTTTAATAAATGTTCAAGGCGCATTTTTTAAGCAACTTCACCTTAGAGATTACCTTTTAGGGGTTTTTCTATTTCTGCCGCACTCTAGGCGTACTAAGCACCTAAATCGGTGGCGTGGAAGAAAAGATAGGCTGGTGACAACCCCATTGCAAGCCTCGTAGCGTTAAATGGCGACTACACAAGACGGAGAGGACTCGGGTGATACAAACTCTCCATCGAATGACCATTATCTTAGTGAAGGACTAGATGTCATAGACATTGGGTCGGCTGATAGTTCCCTATCACCCTTGGTCAAACTATGTTGTAAATTTGCAACTAAGGGAAAATCCTAATATACAGATTAATAAAAAAGTAGGAAACTGGTATTACTCACTAACGAGTAAACATTTAAAGGGGAATTTAAATGACAGCTTACATTTACAAAGGCAAAGGCCACACCGGTGGCTATTTGTTAGTAGTAAAACTTAATGGCAAAGTTATATCACAAAGAACTTTTGCTACTTTAACTTCTGCCAAAGATGATGCAAAAAATTGCACACCTGGCAATTATTGAGGTAGCATAAATGCCACAAATACAATACGAAACCATTCTTTTATTTGATTTACCTGATGGTGTTACACCGTCTGAGCAAATTGAATATTTAGCAAATCTTTTGACAAAACAACCTGAGTTATTACTTTTAAAAGTAACTCACATTTCTGAAATAGGCATATGGGGAGAAGCAGAATGAAAGACTTTATAGGTAGTTGTTTATTAGGTGCTTTACTTGGTGGAATGTTTGCATACGCAATACCATCTAAAGCGCAACAAGTACAAATGACCGATGCAAGAGGTTATAACTTTGGAACAATACAAATCAACGGCAACACCGCACAGTTTGTAAACCCAATGGGTTACACCACTCAGACTGCTACAATATATCCTAACCAAGTCGTAATTACGACACCAAATGGTTACACACAAAGCGTTGTTGGTAATACAGGCTATACAGTACCGCCTAGCCCACCAACACCAATGTCCCCTAGGGTAATGCAGTAGGAGAGGAGAATGTTTGATGAATTCTGGTCTTTATATCCACGAAAAATTGCTAAAGCAACTGCAAGAAAAGCCTGGGCAAAATTGTCCGCAGAGCAACAACTTATGGCTGCAAAAGCTATTGACACACATTGCCAATACTGGAAAGCAAAAGAAGTTGAGTTAGAATTTATCCCCTATCCAGCTACCTGGTTAAATGGTGAAAGATGGGAAGATGAAATAGTAATAGAACCCAAGAAAGAAAAAATTGACAAACGATGGATGTTTAGCAATGAAGGAATTGAAGCTAAAGCTAAAGAACTTGGACTCTTGGGTACTGGTTATGACTCATACGACAGCCTTAAACAGAAATGCATGAGAAAACTAAACATGAATGTGCAGTAAGGTATTTGTGTTATTTACGACATAAAAAAGGATTGGCTTGGTTTAGAAATTACATTATTGACAAAGAAGTTTTACATCAATATTTTGCGGATTATCAACAACAATACGCATTAGGTAACAGGGGAGAATGGGGAAAATGGATATTGAAAAATACATTGTCGCAGCAACAGGGCTTGGGTATTTAGTGGTCGGCCTAGCGCAATACTTTAAAGGGTCAACTAGCAATGCTTTTATTTGGTTAGGATATGCTGCCGCACAAGTTGGTCTATGGATGAACCTTAAATGAAAGTATTAGTAGCTTGTGAGTTTAGCGGTACGGTGCGTGATGCTTTCATTAGGGGGGGGCACGAAGCTATGAGTTGTGATATTGAACCAACAGATGTGCCAGGGCCACATTACCAAGGGGATATGTTTGACATTATTAATGACGGCTGGGATATGATGATTGCGTTTCCACCATGCACCCATTTAGCTGTTAGCGGTGCTAAACATTTTGCACAAAAAAGGGCTGATGGTCGGCAACAGCAAGGTATAGATTTCTTTTTAAAAGTTGTTAATGCTGATATACCTAGAATTGCCGTAGAAAACCCAGTTGGCATAATGTCATCAATTTACCGCAAACCTAATCAAATTATTCAGCCGTGGCATTTTGGGCATGAAGCGCAAAAAACTACTTGTTTATGGCTTAAAAATTTACCACCATTGCAACATACAAAAGTTGTTAATAAAGGCAATTTTTATATAAGCAAAACAGGCAAAAAAATGCCAACATGGTCGCATGATGTTGCTGATGCCAATGGTAAAAAGATTGGTTACAACACTCCCGAAATTAAAAAAATCCGCAACAAAACTTTTCAAGGAATTGCTGATGCTATGGCCCAACAATGGGGTAACTTATGAAAGAATTTAACCCTTATGACCTTACGGATGAATTTGAGGTGCAATACAAGAAACTTGCGGATGCGGAAGCGCAACTCTCTGAGGTCGAGATGCTTAAACCAATTATCAAAGCTAATGAGATGCTTAAGTCACAGGCGAGTAGTCTTGGGGCAAAAGAGATGGAAGCAACTGCGTCAGATGCTTTTGGCGAGGTATGTAAAGCCGTTGTCTTGGCGACCAAAAATGCAAAACTTGAAAAAGGTGCTTTAGAACTTATTAAAATTAAATGGGAAACTTGGCGCACAGAACAAGCTAATAACCGACAAATTGAGAAATACACACGATGAACGACTATTCACAAAACTACCTGCGTATACAAAAACTACTAAAGTGTTACCACAATGCTACGCTTAAACAGCAATACGAAACGGCTACCAAAATAGCCCATGACTTAGCAGAAGAAACTATTAAGCTAGAGTTTGCTACTTATGACCAAGTGAGGAAAACTTGGCTACCTTGATGCGTAATATGTTTGCCACGCATACAGATTATGGTGATTTTAAAGGTCTAATACCTGACAATCCTGCGTTTGTACCAAGTAATGTAGATGGCATAGCAGAACGCAATGGTCACTTTTTAATCCTAGAATGGAAAAGACCTGGAGAAAAGATGAGTGAGGGCCAAAAGCGCCTATTACAAGCATTGGCAGCTAATTCTAAATTTATGGTTGTTGTTATCATAGGAGATACAGATAACGGCACAAACATCCAAGAGTATTGGCAATATACACAAGACGGCAAGCCTTTTAAATGCGGTATGGGGTTTGAGTCTTTTAAGGAGTGGTATAGACTATGGTACGAATTAGCTAATGGCTACAAAACATGAAAAGAAGCGCCTTAACAAGATTGCAGAACTCGGATGTATTTTATGCTCCGAAATCCTTGGGTTTGAAGGCACAGAAGCAGAACTCCATCATGTACGCAGACATGGAAATGTTCGGTCTGCATCCCCTGTGCTTGCACTATGCCCTGAGCATCATAGGAACGGAAACGATAGTATTCACCGAATGGGTGTCAATGGTTTTGAAAAAAAATGGGGAATATCCTGTGAGGAGTTGCTGGAACGACAAAATAAAAGACTTGGAAAAGAGTTTTAGCAATAAACCAATTAAATTTGGAAGGCAAAGTTAATGAATGACATATTACTTGCTTTTGGTATATTAGTAATTTTATTGCCAGCTTTGGCAGTATGGATAGGCTTACAATTTTAAAGTGCATAAATTTTTAATAAATTTATACATATAAATATTAATATGTATAGGAAATCAATACTTATAGGTTACAACTCCAAAGGGTCTACGAAACCAATTTCAGACCAAATGCGGTGCGCCCTTTTGCGAAATTCTTTGTCGTGGTGAGTCCAACGAGAACTTTTATGTCTACTCATGTGAATACACTCATGCAGAAGCACCTTGAGAACTGTATCTAAAGTGCCACAACGAACCTCAGAAATAGTAATAGTATGTTCCCAATCATCATTGCCTGGGTCGTATAAATAAGTCCCCATATCCTCACCTTTATCTACAATAAAGTTAATTTCTTCTGGCAATGGCATATTTTTGTAGGTGCAAAAAGGTTTCATGCAATAAATTGCACTATACAAATTGCGGATAATAGCTGAACTAAGTTTCACGATAAATGTTTAAGTTTTGCATGAGGTATTACAGACCTAGTGTCTGTGGAATAAGCGCCACAGGCTTTACATTGGTATTTACAATAAGCCCCAGTAGTAGTGTACCTAAAACCTTTACTGATTAACGCAGCTTTCCCACAAGTTGGACAGTCAAATCCATTTCTGTCCTTTTTCATTATGTTTTGATTTACTGGTTGTTTAATCCAAGGAAGCAGTCTGTTATATAGTTTTTCAAGTAATACGACATCTTGAATATTGTATTCACGCATGGTGGCCCAAGCCTTCTTATCGCCATTCATGCACTTAATCCATAGCGTATGGCCTTCATGGTCTTTCTTTTTACCTAAACCTAAACGCTGAGAAACATAATCTAGCTTGTTACTTGGAAATCTAAACTGACTTTTAACCACTCGCAATAAGTCTATTTGTTTCATTGGTGGTGGCGGGGTCATTTTATGTAATAGAAATTCCTTGTTTAAAGTGGGCATATCAAACTTTGTGCCGTTGTAATGGCATACTGCGTCAGCATCTTCTAAAAGCCCGTGTATGCCTTCTAACATTGATTTAGGGGTACTCTGATGCACAGAGTCAAAGTAAATGTCTTTTTCGCCAAGCCATTTAGCCGAATAGCACATTGTGTATGATGATTCAAGAAGTTGGGATAAACCTACATTTTGCTGCCATATGCCCCACACATGAGCCACATTTGGAGACGTCTCTATGTCAAGCAACAGAACTTTCAAGTTATTCCCCTTATAATCACAAGTTAAAGAACACTAACATAAAATTATGGCATTTGCGAAAAAAGTTGATAAAAATCAAATAGCTGTGGTTAAAACCCTACGAGATTATGGGGCGCAAGTATTTCATTTGCATACACAAGGTGGCGGAATACCAGACCTCATGGTTTGCTATAACGACAACACTATTCTAATGGAAGTTAAAGACGGGGTTGATAAGAAGCTGACCCCCATGCAAATTACTCTATTTGCTAATTGGAAAGGTGGGCCATTGCATAGGGTAAATTCTGTGCAAGAAGCCATAGAAGTGTTAAAATTGTACGAAATGGAGAGTTAATATGAATGATAATATGGCTATGTTCGCCGCAACTATGTTGCACAGCGCAACAAATACCCATTTCTTTCATTGGTCTACTGACTCTTTCAGTAAGCACATGGCACTCGGTACATACTATGACGAAATAGTGGGGTTAGTAGATAACCTAGTAGAAGCCTATATGGGATGCTATGAGAAGATTACAACTTTCCCAAGCGTATACCACCAACCTAAAGAAGCTGTTAAGTATTTGGAATCATTAAAGAATTTTGTAGATGATGCTCGCAAAGATTTGCCGCAAGAAACCCAATTACAGAACATTATTGATGAAATTGCTCAATTAATCGACAGTACCCTTTACAAACTTAAGAACCTCAAGTAAGGATTCATTATGCCAATGGACAAATCAGGGTCGGCTCAATCAGTCGGCAAGAACTACAAAACAGAAGTTGCCGCAGGAAAGCCTAAAAAACAAGCATTGGCTATTGCATTGTCCGAACAGCGTACCCATGCTAAAGGTAAAGTAAAATCTAAGCTAGAAGCCGCATACGCTAAACACATGGCAAAGTGAAATTTACAGTAGTAACTCCTTCTTATAGGAGAAATAGCGGTGGTGTATGGCTATTACATTTCTTATGCAGTCAGCTAAACGCATTAGGGCATAAAGCAACTGTATACATATACACTACTGAACAGGTCACGAACTTTGGAAACCTTATAGGCTACGACCCTGACGCTATTGTTATTTACCCCGAAGTTATAATAAACAACCCATTAAACGCCAAAAAAGTAGTGCGTTACTTGCTTAATAAAGAAGGTGCAATAGACGGAAAGCCTATAAATTGGGGCAAAAACGACTTCTCAATGACTTATTCAAAGTTATATAAGGATTGCGACACTTTGTTTTACCCTATTGCCGACACAGTTAATAGAAACGAGCCAAGAGAATATAACTCTTACTATGTAGGCAAAGGCAGTAAATACGCTATATGCCCACCATTGCCAGGTTGCCAAGAAATCACCACAAGCACCTCAAGAGAAAAATACATAGACATTCTTAATAAAAGCAAAATAATGTTTACCTACGACACCCTTACAAGCACTAACTTAGACGCAGCATTGTGCGGTGCAATACCTTATTTCTTATTAGAACCACCTAAAGAATTAAAAAACGCAGAACTAGGTAAGTATTGGATTGAATCATTAGACCCCCAAGAGATAGCAGAAACAAAAGAAAACATTAAAACCCTTGAACTTCGTATATTGCAAATGCGTCAAGAATTTCCGCAGAAACTTACAGAAATGTGTAATAAAATAGAAAAACATTTTAAGGATATGTAATGGAACACATGAGCCGCAAATATAAAAAAGAAGATGTTATGCTTAGACCACATAAAGAGTCTACGCTAGAGAGGCAAGAAAAAATGCGCCAAGACAAAAACCCACCGTTAGAGCTTGATGACAATGGCATTCTAAATAAGAAAGCTAACCAACGCATGAAGCGTAAACAGGCTTTAATGGATGCAATGAACAAGAACCACGACCCTGACATTGTTGGATAAATTGTAGTAACATTAAACCCTTACAAATCAACTACTTGAGAATGTATGGATAATAAAGAAACTCCTAAAGTACGGGAATCTACGAAACAAGCAGGCAATAGAGGGCTTGGTAGACCTGTAGGTGTACCTAATAAGTCTACATCAATGGCTAGAGAGGCTATTGCTAGGTTCGTAGAGGGTAATGCACACAAGATGGAAGAATGGCTTACAGCCGTTGCTGAAGGCAAACAAGACGAAAAAACTAAAAAGTGGTTAGTGCCACCTAATCCTGAAAAGGCTTTTGGTATGCTTCAGACTGTAATGGAATACCATGTGCCTAAGTTAGCAAGGACTGAGGTAGTAGGTGATGCTAAAGCCCCACAACGCATGGTGGTGTCTTGGAAGAAGTAATTGAGGTAGAACTAGACTACCAACCAAGGGAAGTATTCTTAGATTTTCACGAAAGACAAGAGCGTTGGGCAATTATAGTAGCTCATAGACGCTGCGGTAAGACTGTTGCTTGCATTAATGACCTTATATACAAGGCTTTAGTTGATGGCAAAGAAGATGGCAGATATGCTTATTTAGCACCGTACTACGCCCAGGCTAAAAGCATTGCATTTGACTACTTAATGCGTTTCTCTGCGCCTGTAAGGGCTAATCACAATGTTTCAGAACTATGGGTGGAATTAATAAATGGCGCAAGGATTCGTTTGTTTGGTGCTGATAACGCTGACAGTTTGCGTGGTTTGTATCTTGATGGCGTAGTTTTAGACGAATACGCTGATATGAAGCCTTCTATATGGGGTGCCGTCTTGAGGCCGTTATTATCAGACAGAAGGGGTTGGGCCACCTTTATTGGGACTCCAAAGGGACATAACCAATTCTGGGAAATATACAATAATGCCGCCAAAGATAATGCTTGGTATGTAAAGACACTAAGGGCTAGTCAAACTGGTTTAATTCCCCAAGAAGAATTAGACGATGCTAGAAAGATGCAAACCCAAGACCAGTACCTAGCTGAGTGGGAATGCGACTTTGAGTCTGCCATTATTGGTGCGTTTTACGGTAAAGAAATGCGCCAACTAACAGACCAAGGCAGAATACTTGACATTGAATATGACCCTATGTTTCCTGTGCATACAGCTTGGGACTTAGGTTACTCTGATGACACAGCAATATGGTGGTTTCAAGTGGTGCATGGCGAGATTCGTATGCTTGATTACCATTCAAGTAATGGACAACCAGTAGCGTTTTATGCGGGAATTATTCAATCAAGAGAGAAAGAAAGAGGCTATGTGTACGGCACTCATTACTTACCTCACGATGCCCGTGCTAAAACATTGGCATCAAATAAGTCCATAATTGAGCAACTTTCAGACAAAATTGCGTTAAAATCAATGAAAATTGTACCAATGTTGTCACTTCAAGATGGAATACAAGCAACACGACTAGCATTAACTAGAGCTTGGTTTGACCATAAATGTGAGGATGGCATTGAATGTTTAAGGCAGTATCAGCGTGAATGGGATGAGGATAAAAAGGTCTTTAGGGATAAACCTAGACATGATTGGACTTCTCATGGTGCTGACGCATTTAGGATGTTAAGCATTGCCTGGAAAGAAGAAGCTAAGTTGCCCCATAAGGATGACTCCATTAGAGGGGTATTTGTAGGCAAAACAGATGTAACTTTGAAAGAATTGTGGTCACAGCAACAAACTGTTACCAATAGGAGAATTTAATGGCGAATGACAAGGCAACGGTAAACCACTCATACGAAGATTGGTATAAAACCATTATGGGTTATGAACGCTCATATAAGCGTTGGGAAGCCAGAGTAGACCGCATTGTTAAGAAGTATAAAGATGACAGTCGCTATGACAGAAATCCTAATGCTAGGTTTAACATTCTTTGGTCAAATGTCCAAACCATTCAGCCTGCTATCTTTGCACGCTTGCCACGCCCAGACGTTTCAAGGCGCTTTCGTGACAATGACCCTATAGGCAGAGTAGCCTCAATGATGCTTGAGCGTGCCTTAGAGTTTGAGATTGAACACTATGGCGACTATAAGTCTGCTATGAATAACGCAGTATTAGACCGCTTATTAGGTGGTCGTGGCGTTAGTTGGGTGCGTTATGAACCGCATATTGTAGGCGAGGAAAGCGGAGAAGCTGATGGAGCGCCTGATGACGGCTACCAAGTAAGCGAAGATACCGATGAGTCTGAAACTCCTGAAGGCATGGAGAATGAAGACCAAGAACGCATTGAGTATGAGTGCTGCCCTGTAGATTATGTCCATTGGAAAGACTTTGGACATACTATTGCTAGAACTTGGGAAGAAGTAACCGCAGTATGGCGTAGAGTTTATATGAACCGCCCTGCATTGGTTGAGCGTTTTGGCGAAGAATTAGGCTACAAGATACCTTTAGACACTAAACCTGACGATTTAAAACAGTCTTACAAATCTGACGATAGCGTATATGAAGCGCTGATATACGAAATTTGGGACAAAGAAACAGGCAAAGTTTTATGGATTTCTAAGTCACTTGGCAAGATTCTTGATGAAAGAGATGACCCACTAGGATTAGAAAACTTCTGGCCTTGTCCTAAACCTTTATATAGCACCCTTACAACTGACAGTCTTGAGCCCATTCCTGATTTTGTCATTTACCAAGACCAAGCAAGAGAATTAGATGTCCTTTGTGACCGCATTGATGGCTTGATTAACGCATTGAAAGTGCGTGGTGTCTATGACGCATCGGCATCTGAACTACAGCGCCTATTCTCTGAAGGCGAAAACAACACAATGATTCCAGTAAACAACTGGATGGCATTTGCCGAGAAACAAGGCATGAAAGGTGCTATTGACCTTGTAGACCTTGCCCCATTTGCAAGCGCATTGTTGTCTTGCTATCAAGCAATGGAGCAAGTTAAGGGTCAGATTTACGAATTAATGGGTATTGCCGACATTCAAAGAGGTCAAACAGACCCTAATGAAACCCTTGGCGCACAGATTATTAAATCTAATAACGCTGCTGGTCGCCTAAAAACTATGCAACACGCAGTCGTAGACTTTGCTACAAGCCTGTTGTCTATTAAAGCGCAAATCATTTGTAATCACTTTACAGACGATACGATTGTCAAGATTTCTGGTGCAATGCAACTGTCTGACCAAGATAAAGCATTAATTCCACAAGCCATTGAACTATTAAGAAACGAAGCTGCCAAGAATTTCCGCATTGAAGTCACTTCTGACTCAATGATTTACCAAGATGAACAGCAAGAAAAATCCGACAGAATGGCATTTTTGCAAGCTGTAGGCGGTTTCTTTCAGCAAGCAGTACCATTGGTACAAAGTCAGCCTGAACTCGCTCCTATGGCGATTGAAATGCTTAAATTTGGTGTAACTGCATTTAAAGCAGGCAAGCAATTAGAAGGAATTATTGACGAAACTGCTGATAAATTGCGCCAACAAGCTAAAGCAGCAGAAGGACAACCCAAACCACCAAGTCCTGAACAACAAAAAATGCAGATGCAGATGCAGATTGAGCAATCCAAGATGCAGGCCGCACAAGCACAAGCCCAACAAAATATGCAACTTGAGCAACAGAAGATGCAGATGCAGATGGAACTTGAGAAGGCCAAGCAAGAGTATCAGGCACAAGAGAATCAGCTTAAATTCCAACTGGAAAATGAGCGTAATCAGCGTGAAGCAGATTCTAATTCCCAGTTAGAGCAGATGAAGATTACTGCTGGCGAGAAAAAATCAGAGTTAGACAACAATAAAGAGATTCTTGTTGCCTACCTAAATAATGCTAACAAGCTAGAAACTGCTAGAATTGGCGCAGGATTAGACGATGGTTCTGCTGCTTATTTAGAAGCAATAGACCAAGCTAAAATCTTACAAGATACTATGGGGTACTCACAAATGGCAGACCATCCACTAAAACCAGCATTAGACCAAATGCAAATGAGCAATCAACAATTAGCAGAAATGTTAATGGCATTGGTACAAAAACTAAATCAACCTAAAGTCGTGTTACGAGGCCCTGACGGTAAAATTAGCGGAGTTCAATAATGGCCTTTATTCTCAAGGACAGGGTATTAGAGACATCTGATACCACAGGCACAGGCTCATTTACGCTATCAGGTGCAGTAACAGGCTTTGTTACCTTCTCTAGCGCAATAGGCAATACAAACACCACTTATTACACTATTGAGAACCCAAACACTACAGAATGGGAAGTAGGTATTGGTACAGTAAGTGCTGGCAGTATCTCAAGAGATACAGTATTAGCGTCTAGCACAGGGTCTAAAGTTAGCTTTACAGGTGGGGCAAAGAATGTATTTTGTGATTACCCTGCAAGCAAAGCCGTTGCATTAGATGTCAACGGAAACGCAACTATTAACGCTGTAGATGATGGTTATTTAAATACTGCTGCAAGTGGAACGCTAATCACTCTTACTGTTAGTTCTGTCAGAAGATACACCATTACTGGTTCAGGCGGTCAAACCATTAAATTGCCTGATGCAACTACTTTAGTGAATGGCTCAGTTTTTGAGTTTGATAACAACCAAAGTAGTGGCGCAATAACTGTTAATAACAATTCAAACACTTTAATTGTTTCTGTTCCTAGCGGTGGTATTGTTAGAGTAAATTTATTGTCTAATGCTATTGCCGCAGGTTCTTGGGATAGGCATGACTTATCCCCAGCAAATGTAAGTTGGTCAACTAATACCTTAGACTACGCAGGCTCTATTACTTCCGCAACTTGGAATGGTAATACTGTTGCAGTAAATAGAGGTGGTACAGGGCAATCTTCTGCGTTAGTAGCTGGCTCTGTAGTCTATGGTGCTTCTACAACTGCGATGGGCGTTACTGCTGCTGGTACTGCTGGTCAAGTATTACAGTCTAATGGTGCGTCTGCCCCTAGTTGGGTGACATCACCTGCTGCTGGTGCTGGTGGTTCTAACACCCAAATTCAGTACAACAATAGCGGAGTATTAGCTGGTAACTCTACCTACACTATGGTTAGTGGGGTAATGAAAGAGAATGGCTATAACTTTGTTTCACAGGCCGATGTAGGGTCAAGTCCTAGCCAAATCCCATTAAACCAGTATTTAGGTAGCATGGCTTATGAAGATAAAGCTGGTGTAGTCATATTAGGGGGTACTGCTTCTTTAGACAGAGTAACAGTAACAGGTTCTACAGTACCTACTAATGGCGTATATCTTCCAGCCACTAATAGCGTAGGAATTGCTACAAACAGTACAGAGCGTATGCGTATTGATGCTTCTGGCAATGTGTTAATTGGTAAAACATCTGCTACTGCCAATGGTGGTGATTTACAAGTATCTAGCGGTGTTACATTTCCAGCCACTCAAGTACCTAAATCTGATGCAAACACATTAGATGATTATGAAGAAGGCACTTTTAGCCCTGTTGCTGTAGGTAGCACTACTGCTGGTACAGGAACTTATGTTGCTCAATTTGGCGTTTATACAAAAATAGGTTCTTTAGTAACCGCACAAATATATGTTGAATGGACTGCTCACACAGGAACAGGAAACCTTAGATTGAGTGGATTGCCTTTTAATTCAGCAGGAACTTACTATAGCGCAGCATCGTTAGGTTATGTTACCAATTTAACTTTAACAGCATTAAATATTGCAACAGCTTATATGCCACCATCTGTAAATTACATCATTATTAGTCAAACACCTGTTGGTGGTGGCGGTCAAACTGCTGTACCAATGGATTCAGCAACAGGTCTTGTTTGTACAGTTACTTATTTAGCATCTTAATTAGCGTGTATTCGCTAGTCAGAAAGGAAATAAAATGGCATTAACTAAAGAAATAGTAATAGACCAAATTACAATAACCGAGAATGGCACAGTATTAGTGCGTGAAGTTACTCGTATTATGGAAGATGGCGTAGAAATTTCTAAACAATATCATCGCACCTCATTTGTAAAAGGTGCTAATGTTTTAGAACAATCACAACAAGTACAGGATATTTGTGCCGTAGCTTGGAAAAAATAACATGACAATCTCCGCAAATTACCCAAGCATTAGACCCTCGCTTTTACTTGATTTCGCTTCTTCCGAAGTATTGGATAGCCGCATTACATTCAGTAGACCTACTACTGCTACATATTATGATGACAATACTTCTGTAGTTGCAGAGCAGAATTTGTTTACTTACAGCCAAGAATTTGATAATGCGTACTGGACAAAATCAGCGTCAACTATAACTGCTAATTCAATAGCCGCACCTGATGGAACTACAACCGCAGATACTTTTACTGAAAACACAGGCACAAGTTTACATTGGCTTGGTTCTCCCACATCCATATCGTTATCGGGTACAGCATCCGTCACAGTTTCCGCCTATGTAAAAGTAAACGGCAGAAACTTTTTCCAGTTGTGGATAGGCACAGGAAACCCTAGCATCAGAACTAGGTACGATGTTTCTACTGTATCTGTTTTTGGACAAATTACAACAGGTGGTGTTTCTACAGGACAAGGAGGAACAATTACATCTGTAGGTAATGGTTGGTATAGAGTAACTGCAACTGGTCTTATTGGAACAACTGGTACATATCAGATTGGTTTGTTTCTTGATAATGGTACTGTTGATGCAAGTTACAATAGCTCTTACACAGGTGACGGAACTTCAGGGGTATATATTTGGGGCGCACAGCTTGAACAACGCAGTTCAGTTACAGCATACAACGCTACGACTACTACAGCAATAACAAACTACATTCCTGTACTACAAACAGCAGTAGCTAATGACGCAAGGTTTGACCATAATCCAACTACAAGAGAATCTTTAGGTTTACTGATAGAGGAACAGAGGACTAATCTAGTTACTTATTCTGCGGATTTTAGTAATGCGGTATGGACAAAAAATGTATGCACCATCGCAACAACTACAAATATTGCGCCTGATGGAACGCAAACCGCAAATACTTTAACTGCTACTGCTGGTGCTGGTTATCACTATATTTATCGCAATACCGCAATTACAATAAGCGGAAGCAATACTTGTACATTCTATGTAAAACAAGGCACAGCAACTTGGATTTGGTTTAGCGTTAGAGATAATAGCTTTAACTATTTCAATGTAAGTACTGGTGCTTTTGGTACAACACCTGACACTTGTTCCGTACAAAGCGTTGGTAATGGTTGGTATAGAATTACCACTACAAAAACAGAAACATCGGGTACTACTTCTATTGGAATTGCTGGGTCAAATGGCGGTGCTTCTTATACAGCAACAGGATATGAAACTGTATTTATTTGGGGCGCACAACTAGAAGCTGGTGCATTTGCTACTAGCTATATCCCTACAGTAGCTTCTCAAGTAACTAGAAGTGCTGATGTAGCAAGTATGACAGGAACTAATTTTAGTAGTTGGTATAACAATGCTGAAGGTACTATTTATAGTGAAGCTACTTTATCAACAAGTGGAAGATACTTTTCTTTTGATAATGGTGCCACTGGGACAAATCAATTTGAAGCAAGTCAGTCAGGCTCTACTGTTAATTTGTTTGTGTTTACAAACTCCGCTATACAAATGAATACAACGCCTGTTGCAAATGCTCCTTTTACTGCCAATAAAGTATCTTTTGCGTATAAAACAAATGATTGTGCAGGTAGCATAAATGCTGGGACTGTTTCATCAGATACATCGGTTATATTGCCAACAGTTGCAAATTTTAGAATAAATAATTATTTAGGAAACCCGCTTGGGTCAGGCACTATTAAAAAAATAGCCTACTACCCAATTCGTGTAACTAACGCTCAACTCCAAGGACTAACAGGATGATTCCCTATTATTTGGCATTTACTGACGAAGAACAGTCTATTTCTGTGCTTTATACGACTACTGTTACGCCAGCCGTAGTAGACGAAGATGGCAAAGAAATCAGCCCCGAAGTCATTACTGTTACCCCTAACTATGCAAACATAGATGTACTTGGAGTAGTATGCGAACCAGCACCTATTCCTACACCTGAAGACTATGTGCCTGTACCCTATCCAGCACCTAATTATGGGGTAAATGTATTAGTCATTGAAGATGAAGATGCTACTCCATTAGAACCTTATGCAGTAATGCCTAGCCCTTTTCCTCAGAGAATATGGGCCATCTAAATGTTCGGTTTTAGTTCATTTTCTAGCTTACCGTTTTCTACTTATCAGATAACGGTAAGTCCTCGCCCACCAGGCGGTGACGATGGAGGCCATTGGACTAAAGAAGAAAGAAAGCGTTATAAGGCTTTACAAAAGAAATTAAGAATTGCAGAAGAAAAGCGTATTGAGGCTTTAAAAGCTGACGCAGAAAACCGCAAGAAAACCATTGCTGATTTGGTAGACCCACCAAAACCAAGCAAACGCAATAAAAATAAAGTACAATCCAATCAAGAAGTTAGCGTTGATATACCGTCAAACCTAGCAAATATTGACCGATACATCGCTAACCTTGTTAAACAACAACAAGATTTGCAAGCAGCAGTAGCATTAAGAGAAGCTAAACTTAGGTTAGAACAAGAGTTAGCAATCATTGAAGCTAGGCGGCAAGCAGAATTAGACGATGAAGAGGCTCTATTACTACTTTTGTAAACCCCCACGCTAAATACAAAGAGTCTTACGAACATTTACACGCTGGTCGCTATGACGCTGGCTTTAGACTATTTGAATACCGTTGGCATCCTGAAATACTTGCTAATCAGGTAAACGAATACACTAAAAAACCCCCAAAACCACAAGTATGGCGTGGTGAGTCCCTTTTAAACAAGTCCATTGTTATTCAAATGGAGCAAGGCTTTGGCGACATTTTTATGTTTGCTCGTTTTTTGCCATTTTTAAAAGTTATGGGCGCACAAAAGGTTACATTGCTTACGCATGGTTCATTACTTGGGCTTTTAGGGCAATTTGAATGCGTTGATGTCTTAACTAATCAACCTGAATGTGCTGATGTCACCGAATGTGACTACTGGATAGGTAATATGAGCCTTCCTTACTATATTTCATGCGCCAATAAGTACGCTAAATCATTGTTTCCTATTAATAACAAGAAAATAGTAGGTTCTGAAGGGTATATGGATGCTAAACCTTCCAATATTGAACCTAAAATAGGAGTAAATTGGGGCGCAAGTCGCAACATTCTCTTTCATATTAAGTCTATTCCTGACCACCAAATGTACAGTTTAGTAGGCGATAACTGTTATTCCTTGTCACCAGAACATGACGGTTTCTTTCACCCCTTGCCTAATGACGGTTGGAAAACCGATTGGGCGGTCACAGCAAGCCACATGAAGGCTATGAAAGGTATTGTGACAGTAGACACAGGCACGGCTCATTTGGCAGGCGCATTGGGCGTTAAAACCATTGTCTTGTTACCTAAAGAAGAATACATTTGTTGGCGTTGGAAAAACGCTAAATGGTATGACTCTGTTGTTGCATTGCGTCAAGAAGAATATGAACAAGTACCTGACCTTTTAAGGAGAATGTAATGCTTTGCCCGAAATGTGGATATTCCGAAGGTAACCATATAGAAACTAAAAAGTCTGACAAAGACCATTACCTTGAGTTTTGGGGGTACACACTACACACACCCGAAGCTGAACAAGCATGGAAAGAAAAGCAAGAAATGACCTACAGGGAAGCACCTATGGTGATGTCTGATATTGAGGGCCATATTTCAATGGCTGATGGCTCATGGATTTCTAGTCGCTCTAAACACAGAGAAAACTTAAAACGCAACCATTGTATTGAAATTGGCAACGATGTACCTATGCAACAAAAACCCGCAGAACTAAGCAAAAAGTCTATGGAAGCAAGAAAGCGTCAAATTGCTGAACTAGCTTATGCCAAACTAAAATAAGGAAAAACCATGTCAGAAGAACAAATTGACCGCAGAAGTGCATTAGAAGCAGCAATGAACGAAGTAGAGGAAAACAATGACAAAGAACCCTTGGAAACAGAAGAGGTTTTGGCAGAGAATAATGCCAAGGAGTCCTTTAAAGAGGAAATTAGCGAACCAGACGACAAAGAGATTGCCGAGGATATTCAAATTGCTAAATCTGAGAAATCGGATGAAGAACCGCAAGTAACTCGCCCATCTACATGGAAAAAGGAATATGTCCAAATATGGGACAAAATGGAAGCTGGCGAACAAATTAGCAAAGAAGACTTTAATAAATTTGCCGAATATGCCAACCAAAGGGAATCTGAATACAAGAAAGGTGTAAGCACTTATAAGGCTGAAGCTGACAGAGCTAAGTCTTATGAAAACGCTATTGCGCCCTATGCTCAAGATTTGCAAAAACGAGGAATACAGCCTACGCAATACATTGAAAACCTAGTGCGTGCAGAACAATTATTGACTAATGCACCTTACGAACAAAAAGTCCAAGTATTTCAAAAACTTGCGTCAGATTATGGTATACAATTAAATGGTGGACAAGTAACACAACTTGACCCATACACGCAACAACTGATGAACCAGTTAAATATGGTTAATCAAGAAGTGTCATCTATTAAAGGTCGGTTTGCCCAAGAGGAAAACCAACGCTTAATGAATGAGATTGAAAGAGTACGAAGTGATGTGGAGAAATACCCTCACTTTGATGTGGTAAGGGAAGAAATGGCTCAACTACTTGAGTTAGGTAAAGCCCAAGACCTCGAAACGGCCTACAAGAAAGCCGTGAGAATGAATGACGATGTATGGGCGTTGGAACAGGATAGACTCCTAAAAGACGCAAAACAATCGGCAATCAAATCACAGCAAGTAGCGAAGGCTAAGGCAGCAGCAGTAAGTCCGAAATCCGTTACTCCTAGCGGAAGGGTGTCTGAACCTGGTGATAAAAAGGATAGACGGTCATTAATTGCCGAACAAATGGGTGAGGCGTTAAGCCGTAGGGTTTAACTTAATTTAAAGGATAATAATCATGGCATTTGCAAATAGCGCAATTACAGACATAATTGCCACCACAATTCAGTCTCGTTCAGGCGAGCTGGCAGACAACTTAACACAAAACAACGCAATTCTTCAGCGCCTTAATCAAAAAGGTAATGTTCGGCCTTTCAGCGGCGGAAATGTCATACTCGAGGAGTTGTTTTATGACGATTCGGCAACAAATAATGCTAGTTCTTATAGCGGATATGAAGTATTGAACATTGCACCAGATAGCCCTATCTCTGCTGCTCAGTTCAAAATTGCTCAATACGCAGACTCAGTAACTATGTCTGGTCTTGAAATGTTGCAAAACAGCAGCAAAGAAGCAATCATTGACCTTTTAGATGGTCGTATGCAAGTTTCTGAAGCTCGCTTGTTAAACCGCATTTCTGGTGACTTGTACGGTGATGGTACTGGTAACGGTGGTAAGAACTTGGATGGTTTGGGCGCTGCTGTTGCTGCTGTTCCTACATCTGGTACTTACGGTGGTATTAACCGTGCTACTTGGACTTTCTGGCAGAACCAAATTACTACTGGTGTAACCACAACTCCTTCAACAACAAACATTTTGTCTAAGATGGTTGAAGCTGCTATCAAGCAGATTCGTGGCACAGACAAAGCTGACTTGATTGTTGCTGGTAACACTATGTATTCTTTGTATGTAGGCGCTTTGCAGTCTATTCAGCGTATTGCATCTGAAGAGTCTGGTGCAGCAGGTTTTGCTTCCCTCAAGTTCTACGGTGGCGGTACTTCTGCTGATGTGGTACTCGGTGGCGGTTATGGCGCACAAGAAACAGCTACTTATATGTATATGCTGAACACCAACTACATTTTCTTCCGCCCACACAAAGACCGTAATTTTGTACCTATTGGTGGTGAGCGTCAGTCTATAAACCAAGATGCGATTGTAAAATTGTATGGTTTTGCTGGCAATCTTACAGCTTCCAACAGCTTCTTACAGGGCTTATTGACAACTTAATAGTTAGGGGGAAACCCCTTTCTATTAATCGTCTAATTAATTAATAAAGGAAATAAATCATGGCATTTACAACACTACCGATTGCGGGTACAGACCTCGTAGATATTCAAACCGTTGCAGAAATGGCGTTAAATGGCGGCACAGTTCCAAACTTTGGCCCATTAGGCACACAAACTTTTGCTAATGACGGTAAGCGTTATGTTTGGGCAAAAGCTGGCGAGGCTATTACAGCTTCTACAGCAACTTGTTCAGTCAATACGACTACTTTTGTAGCAACTGCTTCTGCTGGCACTTACGCAGCCCCAATTTTCACAATGGCTTCAGGTGATTATGGTTGGTTTAGCAAGGCTTCAGTCTAAAAATTGAAGATGTAGTAAAAACTGGGATTCCCTCACAAGGGGAGTCCCTTTTATTTTTTTAACCCTAACCACTTAGGAGATTTACATGGCTATTGATAGCGATACACAAGGTGCAGATGCACGACTAGCAGTCCAATTCTATAAAAAAAGTGTTAAGCAAAACGAGGCTTCAGACGAAGCTGGTAGACCGATTTTTAAAGAATTTGATTTTGTCCGTATTATGATTCCTGGCGATAATTTGACAGAAATTGACACATACGCTCAAGAGTCCCATAAACAGCGTTTTCCACGCCAATGGGCGCATTATCAAAACCAAGTAGCAAACCACGAAGATATTGTTGGCACACCTATAGACCAATGGCCTCAAGTTACTCGTAGTCAGGCTGATGAATTGCGTGGTTTAAAGTTTCACACAGTAGAGTCTATTGCAGACTGTTCTGACCAGCAACTTCAAAGAATTGGCATGGTAGCGGGTATGTCACCCCATAATTTTCGCTTAAAAGCCAAGGCTTTTTTGAATTTAGCTAACGATTCTGCCGAAGTAGCCCAAAGAGAAGCAGAAATGCAAGCATTAAAAGAAGAAAATGCTAAAATCAAGTTTGACACCGAAGCGAAGCTATCCAAAATGCAAGAACAAATGGAAGCGCTACTTGCTGCGGTTGCGAAACCTAAAACACGCAAACCCAAAGTAGCCGAGGCTTAATATGTCCCAAACGATGTTGCAACTGGTACAACAAACCGCAGCCGAGTTAAACCTCGCTGTACCGTCTTATGTTGTAGGTAATACCTCTCAAGATGTAAGTCAAATTCTAGCATTGATGAATGGTGCTGGATATGAATTACTTAAAGAATATGATTGGCAAGCCTTACAGGTGCAATATCGTTTCTACACGCAATCTATTACCGCCAATGCCACAACTGTCAATGGTTCGTATAACTTGACTTTTGATGGCGGCACAGATTTAAGCGCTGTTGATAGCCAATGGCAATTAACAGGCTATAACATTCCGCAAGACACTTATGTAGTGTCCGCTAATAACACCACTAAAGTCGTTGTAATGAGCCAAATGGCTAGTGGTAGTGGCGTACAGTCAGTTGTATGCGCCCAAACCGCCTATGACCTTCCTGATGACTTTGAAACCATTACAAACCGTACTATGTGGGACAAATCTAAGCATTGGGAAATGTTGGGAGGTGAAGATGCACAGCAATGGCAATGGTTAAAATCTGGCTATATTGCAACTGGTCCAAGAATTCGTTGGCGTATTCTTGATAATCAATTTCAAATATGGCCTGTAATGAATACCGAAGAGTATTTAGGTTGGGAATATAGGTCAAAAGGTTGGGCAAGAAGCGCTGCGGGTGCTGTAAAGAATAGTTTTACTGCTGATACCGACACAACTGTATTAGATGACCGCATTATGGTTTTGGCTACTAAACTCAAGTATTTTCAAGTTAAGTCTTTTGACACTACTGCATTGCAACAAGATTATCAGCGTTATTTAACTATTGCTAAAGCTAACGATAAAGGTGCGCCTAACTTATCATTTGCGCCATACCCAAGTAAAGTGCTTATTGGTTACGCTAACATACCAGACACAGGCTATGGCAGTTAATCATGTTGCTATCACAACCTAAGAAGTTTTCCGCTAAGACTACTTCTGTTCCTGCGCCTATTGGTGGTTGGAATGGTAGAGATTCTCTTGCACAAATGTCACCATTAGATGCTGTGGAAATGGTTAATTTTTACCCTACACCTACTGATGTCACTATGCGTAAGGGCTATACAAAGTCCTCTACAGGCATTACAGGTGCAGTAAATACTTTAATGAATTACCCAACTACTAGCGGATATAAGTTATTTGCAGTAGCAAGCACAAAGATTTGGGATGCTACATCCTCTACAGCTACCCAAGTTTATTCAAGTTTAACTAGCGATAAACTACAATTTGTCAATATTACTAACACCGCAGGCAGTTTTCTTGTTACTTGTAATGGGTCAGACGCAGTAACTATTTATGATGGTTCTAATTGGTTTACAGTAGCTACTACGACTACTGCACAGACAATTTCAAGTATTACAAAGTCAGGCACAACTGCCACTTTAACGACTGCAAGCCCTCATGGGCTTTTAACTAACAATCGAGTAACTATTAGTGGCGCATCATCATCTGAATATAATGGCACTTTTGTTATTACCAAAACAGGTGCAAGCACATTTACTTATGTAATGGCTACAGCACCAGCCTCCAATGCTACTGTAGTAGGAACTTATACGACAATAGGCATTACAGGCGTAGATTCATCAACTTTTATCAATGTAAACTTATTTAAAAACCGCCTATATTTTACGCAAAAGAACACCCTTTCTTGTTGGTATTTGCCTGTAGATTCTATTGGTGGCGCAGCTTCTCCCCTTTATTTTGGCTCTATTGCACGCAACGGTGGCTATTTACAAGCTATGGGTACATGGACAATAGACGCAGGGCAAGGCGCTGATGACTATGCAGTATTTGTAACTAATTTGGGTGAAGTCATTGTTTATAACGGTACAGACCCTAGTTCTATATTAACTTGGGCATTAAAAGGAGTTTGGCAATTAGGTCAAACTTTTAACCGCAAATGCTTCTTTAAATGGGGTGGCGACTTACTTTTATTGACTCAAGACGGATTAGTACCCCTTGCTTCAGCCTTACAGTCTAGCCGTTTAGACCCTAGAGTAAACCTTACAGATAAGATTTATTTCCCTATTAGCCAAGCTGCCACTAATTATTATGCTAACTTTGGTTGGCAAATTAACTATTTTGCTAGTGAAAATATGCTGATATTAAACATTCCTACTAATGATGGAATGGAACAATATGTAATGCACACAATTACAAAGGCATGGGCTAGATTTACTAATATTGAGGCTTATTGTTGGGAATCTTCTGGCGATAATACTATGCACTTTGGTGGTGATGGTTATGTAGGCAATTTTTATGTTGATACTGCAGATGATGGAAACAACATTACTGCTGCTGTGCAACAAGCATATAGCTATTTTGACTCGCCAGGGCAACAAAAACGCTTTACGATGGTTCGCCCTATTCTTCAATCCCAAGGTGGTGTACCAGCCGTTTTATGCGGTTTAAGCGTAGATTTTCAACCTATTGACAATTTAGGTGCGGTTTCATTTAACCCTAGCACTCAAACAGGTTCAACTTGGGACACAGCCAAATGGGATGAAAACATTTGGAGTGGTGGCTTAATCACTACTAGAGTTTGGCAAGGTGTTACAGGAATAGGATTTGCTGGCTCTATTAATTTAACCGCAGCAGCGCAAGGTATTGAATTGCATTGGGCTAGTACGGATTATGTAATGGAGCAGGGTGGTGTACTCTGATTTTACTTAATGAACAATCTTTAAAGGATTGGGCAATTAAACACAAAATGCCCACTTCCCAAGATGCACATTATTTAGGTCAAGTATTAGATGGACAGATTAGAGCAGTTGTAGTTTATTGTGGTTTTTTTGGTAAATCTTGCATGATTCATGTGGAATCAGAAGGGCAGCATTGGGCAACTAAAGATTTCCTAAAAGAGGTCTTTAATTACCCTTTTAACACATTGAAATTAAAGGTTATAATTGGCACAGTTGCAGGGAGTAACACAAAAGCCCTAAGACTAGACCGACACCTTGGTTTCAAAGATGTTGCCACTATTCCTGACGCACATGACGATGGGGATTTGGTCATTTTAGAAATGCGCCCAGAATATTGTAAATGGGCATAAGGAGAAGGTAATGGGTGCAGGTTCAACATTTTCGCAAGGTGCAAATGCTAGTGCGGCTAATCCGTATGCTGGCACAACAAGCCCTTATTTTCAAGCAGCTAATGCACAAGCACTTGGAAACTTGGCTGGCGCACAAACCGCTACCCAAGCTAATCGTGTAAATCAAAACACTTTGTATGGTGGTTTAAATTACCAACAAGGCACAGACGCATACGGCAATCCTACTTGGACTGCTAATCAAACAGGAACACCGCAAACTGAACAACTTGCAAGTTCGTCTTTAGCTGGTTTACAGCAAAGCATTAATAACCCTATGTATGGTATTAATCCTGGGGAAACTTATTCTGACGCTATTATGCGTAGACTTTCGCCACAAATGGCACAGTCTAAAGAAATGAATACTGCACAGTTGGCTAACCAAGGTATTGTGCCAGGCACTCAAGCCTATGACAACGCTATGCGTACATTCCAACAAGGTCAAAACGATTTATTGACTAGCGCACAAATTCAAGGCATGAATACTGGTTTACAAGCACAACAATTACAAGGTACACAAGCTGGTCAAATTAAAAACTTAACTACTCCTAACCTTATTAATGCACCTACGCAAGCTGCCGTGGCTGGCCCTGATTACATGGGCGCATTAGGTAGTCAAACTGCTGCTCAAATTGCAGCGCAAAATGCACAGTTAGGACAACAAACAGCTAATACTGCTGGTTTATATGGACTAGGTTCTGCTGGCTTATTAGGTTTAGCAGCTAACCCAGGCGCATTAGGCGCTATTGGTAGTGGGCTTTCACAAGGTTATAACTGGTTATCTAATTTAGGTGGTGGTAACTCAGGCGTTAATAATATTTCAACTGCTGACTGGATGAGTGGTAATTTCTAATGAGTATATTAAGACACTTCAATAAACACCAAGGTTGGCATGATGGCAAGCGCACCTACAATGGTGGTGGCGGTGGTCTTGGCAACTTTTTTGCTGAAATTGACCCTGTAGAAGCGTTTAAAGGTGCTGCTAATTCAATGGCAGATGAACAATTTAGGCAAACAGATTGGGTTTCTGAAAATGGTTGGATGCTTCCAATAGCTTTGGTTGCTGGCGCTTATGCCGCAGGAGAAATGGTAGGAGAAGCTGCGGTTGCTGGTGCTGGTGGTGCTACTGCTGCTGATGGCACAGTTTTTGCTGCTGGAGAATTAGTGCCTGCTGGAACAACTTTAGCAGAAGGAACTGCTATTGGGGCTGGAGAAGGCGCATTAACGGCTGGTGAAATAGCAAGTTCTGGTGGATTTACACCTGTAGGTGGTGCTTCTTTTGGCGTTGAGCCTGGCGCAGCGTATACAACTGGCGCTGTAGGCGGTGGTGTTGCTGGAGGTGGCGGTGCATTTACAGACGCTAATCTAGGATATACAGGCGCTGCACAAGAATTAGGACTTGAAGGCTCTACAACTGGATTAACAGATTTGTCAGGCACACAAGGGTCTGCAATGCTTAATTCTATGGGTTTAAATACTTCTGGAATAAGTGCTTCTGATATTGCTACCAATGCTAATCGTGCTAGAAATTTGGCAAAGATGTTATCACCTAGTTCAGGATTACCTAATTCATTAGGACAATTAGCCCAAGGGCAAACAGGTGTAGGAAGTGCTATACCAGCAATATTGCGTGGTAATCAAAACCCATTTATGCAAACAGCGCAACAACCTATTAGAAGCGCACAACCAATGGATTTAAGTTCATTGGCTAATTTATTAAAGCAGGGATAATCATGGCAGATTTAACAGAACAACAATTAATGATGCAAGACCCAGAAGTATTGGGTTTACAACGCCAAAGACAATTAGCTAATTTGCTAACAGGACAGGCTTTTAATGCGCCACAAGGTCAAATGATTAGTGGTCATTATGTTAAGCCGTCAGGACTTCAGCAAGCATTACCTATGATTAATGCTGCTATTGGTGGATTAACTAATGCTAATTTAGATGAAAAACAAGTTGCTTTAGCAGAAGCATTGCGTGGCAAAAGCACGGCAGAAATAAACGAATATGCAAGGTTAATGAAAATAAACCCTGATTTAGCCAATGAATTTGCTAGAAGTGCTAAAACACCTGAAATAAAGGCTTTAGGACTTAAATCATTGACTCCTGAAGAATATACATTAAGTGCTGGTCAAACTCGATTTAAAGGTGGCCAAGCAATAAATACTGCACCAGAATTACCTAAATACCATGTAGTTAAAGGTAATTTAGTAAATGAACAAGGAAAAGTTATTTATGCTGCGCCTGTAACAGCAGAAGAAAAAGCCAATCCTGCTGAAGCTGGTTTGCGTAGTTCTTTCTTAAATCAAGCAACACCGCATATTCAAATTAGTCAAGCGTATCGCAAGATTGAAACTGCCCCTGATACAGCTGCTGGTGATATGTCTAAAATCTTTGGTTTTATGAAAATTCTTGACCCAGCTTCAACTGTTCGTGAAGGCGAATATGCTTCTGCTGAAAATGCAAGAGGCGTACCTGATACTGTTAGGGCGCAATACAACAAAGTGCAAACTGGTCAAAGACTTACACCTAATCAAAGAACACAATTTACTCAAGCTGCTGGCGATATTGTTAATAGCCAAAAACAACAATTTGAAGGTCAAAAGAAATATTATTCAGACATTGCTGTTAAAAATAGAATTGCACCTGAAAGCATTATTTATGACCCTTATCAAGGGCTTGATTTGCAAATCACACCACCAAAACAACCTAAACCTGTTGCCAATATTAATCAACAATTAGGCGTGCCACAAACTAATAGTGGTTGGAATATTATTGGCGTAACTCCTTCAAGGTAAAAATATGGCTCAATATACAGTTCAAGCCCCTGATGGACAAACAATTACTTTAGAAGGTCCAGAAGGTGCTTCTCAAGCGGATGTTATTGCACAAGCACAAAAGTTATACCAACCAAAAACAGAAGCCACAGTTGGGCAATTTGGTGAAACTGGTGGTGGTGCTGCCGTAGGTAGACCACAAGGCATTAATCGTACTAATATATTAGAACAACCTCGCCCATTAGAATCGGCTATGGCTGGTGCCACTAAATCCTTCGTAGACCCCTTGTTAGCTGGCGCACAATTAGCCACAGGAAATGCACCAAAAATCAATGAATTAGTGCAAAGACTTGCTAAAGAAAGTGGTCAATATCAAGAAGAAAATCCAATGGCTTATGGTGCTGGTCGTATTGGTGGTGCTGTAATGCCAGCAATGGGCGCTGCTAAAGTTATTGGTGCTATTCCTTCTTTTGCTAAATTAAATCCTTATTTGCAAGCAAGTGCCATTGGCGGTGCAGTTGGTTTAGCTACGCCTGAAGAAACAGGCAAAACAGGACAACCTTTATATCAAGAAGCAGCTAAACAAGCTACTATTGGCGCAGCATTAGGCGCACCAACACCATTACTAGGCAAACTAGCCGATGTTGGTATTCATGCTGGTAAATCACTTGCAGAACCTTTTTATCAAGGTGGACAAAACCTTATTCTTGGTCGTGCATTGCGTCAATTTGCTGGAAATGACGCAGAAAAAGCTATTGCTAATTTAAGAAATGCTAAAGAATTAGTGCCAGGCTCAATGCCTACAGTAGGAGAAGCTGCTGGAGTGCCAAGCCTTGCTTCTGCACAAAGGGCAGCAATAGGTTCTTCACCAATAGCTACAAATGCTTTAGCTAATCGTCAATTAGCGCAAAATGAAGCTAGAACTGCTGCGCTTGAAAATATTGCGCCAGAAGCTAGAGTTGTTAAATACTCTAATATTAGAGAAGAAGTAGCTAATGATTTATACGATAAAGCATTAAATGTTAAATTGGCCTTAGCGCCAGAAGATGCAAAAATTGTTGGCGAATTAGTTAAAACTCCTGCTATTTCTAAAGCAATAAATCAAGCTAAAGAAAACGCTGCTAATAGAGGCGTAGACATTGCTGACCCTGCTGGTTCTATGCGTGGCTTGCATGAAACCAAAATGGCTTTAGATGACCAAATTTCAGCCGTTAAAGCTAAATTAGAAAAGTCTGGCACAGGTGCTACAAGCGCAGAATTACGCAGTTTAATTTCTGCTAAAGACCGTTTATTAGGATTTATTGAAGATGTAAACCCTGCTTATAAAGAAGCAAGTTCTACATTTGCAAGGCTTTCTAAACCTGTCAATCAATTAGAATCTATTGCTAAATTGGCGGAAAAGTCAGTTTCTCCGCAAACTCAAAATATATATGCTGCTAATTTTGCAAGAGAATTAGATAAGGTTAAAAAAGAAGGCATTTTATCTAAACAACAATTAGCTAGACTTGAAGCAATAAGTGAAGATTTGCAAAGAGGAACATACGCTAAAACTGCTGGCGCTGGCATAGGTTCTAACACAATGGAAAAGTTGGCCTATAACAATATGCTTCAGCAAGTAAACCTTCCAAATATGCTTAGAAGGCGTGGCATGGCTGAAACTGCTGGAAACATTCTTGCTAGAGTTAGTGATGTAGGCTATGGCGGTGCAAACAAGCAATTAACAAATAAAATGGCAGAGGCTTTACTTGACCCTAAAAAATCTGCGGCATTAATGAAATTGGCGGGCAAAGCAGAAACAGCTTCTCATTTAACGCCAGAACAAGCAAATATAGCTAGAATTTTGGCAACACAAGCTGCCCAAAATATGATTAAAGGAGTTGGAAATGAGTAGAAACGGTAGCGGTACATATAGCTTACCTGCTGGTAATCCAGTAGTAACAGGCACAACCATCACAACTACATGGGCTAATACTACCCTTAGTGATATTGCTTCTTCATTAACAGGAAGCGTAGCTGCCGATGGTCAAACTCCTATGAGTGGTACTTTAAACATGGCTAACAACAAAGTTAGCGCTGTTTTAGACCCTACTTCTGCACAAGACGCTGCTACTAAAACTTATGTAGATACTGCTAATGCGTTATCCCTTTTAAAAGCAAGCAATCTTTCAGATGTTGCTAATGCTACTACTTCTCGTACTAATTTAAGCGCAGCTAAATCAGGCGCAAATAGCGACATTACTTCTATTACAGGTTTAACTACTGCATTGTCAGTTGCTCAAGGCGGTACAGGTTTAACTGCACCAGGCACAACAGGCAATATATTAACCTCTAATGGAACTGTTTGGGTTTCTTCTGCATCTACTAATGTTTATGTTGGACAACAAAGTCAAGTATTTGCAGCAAACGGAACATTTACTATTCCTTCTGGAATTACCGCACTTAAAATTACAGTACTTGGTGGCGGTGGTGGTAGCGGTAGCGCAACAAGTAGTGTTGATGATTACGGTACTGGCGGTAATGGTGGTGGTGGTGGTTATGCTACTAAATGGCTAACAGCGCTAACCCCAGCTAATACTTTAGCAGTAACTGTTGGTGCGGGCGGAACTGCTGGTTCTGGTTCTGGTGGTACTGGTGGTACATCACAAGTTGCAAGTGGAACGCAATCAATTACAACTATCTCTGCTACAGGCGGTGGTGGCGGAATTTCTGGCGGGCCAAACAGTACAGGTGCGGCTGGAGTTGGTGGTGTTGGCTCAAATGGCGACATAAATGGAAGGGGTGGTTCTAATTACTATACTAATAGTATTCTTACTAGCAATACTGCTAATCCAACTACTGCTCCTTCTTCAGGTGTTGCTGGTATTTTAGGTGCTGGCGCTACTGGTGCAATTAGAAGTGCTGGGGCTGTTTCCACAACCAATGGTTCTGTTGGTGGTACTGGTCTTGTTCTAATTGAATGGTAATAGGAAAATAAAATGACAATTCAAAATTATTTAATAATTGAAGACAATGTTGTAATTAATACTATTGTATGGAATGGTGACACCGCTACATGGACACCACCATCAAATTCTATTGTTTTAGTTCAAGAAAATATACCTTCATTAATTTGGGTTTTTGATAACAATATTTTTGATTATGTTCTTGAAGAACAAATGGGCAATGGCAGTATTGGGTTTACATGGAATGGTTCTGTTCTAACTACTAATGAACCTAAACCTGTTATTAAGGATTAACATGAACTTTACATTTACATGGATTTTAGACAAGTTTGGCTTTCAACCTAAAGTTGAAACATTCGACTTTCCTGTCAAACCTGTTGCCAAAAAAGTAGCTAAAAAGACCGTTAAAAAAGCAACTACACGCAAACCAAAGTGAGCAGACATGGGTGATTTAGACAAAGAAGTTGTAAAAGAAGCTATTAAAGAATGGCTTAATGAAAAAGTTACCCAATTTGGTTGGTTTTCTTTGCGGACTATTGGCTATGCTTTATTTGCTTTGATAGGTTACGCATGGCTCTCAACTCATGGCTTTGAAATACCAAAATGATTTTAGAAACCATTATTGGTGCTTTAGTCCCTGTAGGAATTGACGGAATTAAAAGCCTAATTGGAATGTTTACTGGCGGAGTAAAGCCTTTAAATGTTGATGACCAAATAAAACTAGACCAAAACGACATAGCAAAGCTAGAAGCTATTGCAAAGCTAGACAATCCCTATGGGCAACCTAGTCAATGGGTAATAGACCTTAGAGCCTCTAGTCGCTATCTAGGGGCATTGTTTGTCATCGTGGTAGGCATAAGCACTTTGTTCTTGCCAGTAGCCCCCGAAATTCAAAGAATAGGTATTGAAGCGGCTAACATCGCTTTTGGTTTCTTATTTGGTACTCGCATTATGGCTAACCTTAAAAAATGAGTTTTAAAGAATGTCTTGACCTTGTATTAAAGTCAGAAGGTGATTGGACAGGCCCACAGGGTCTTAAAGGCGACCCTGGCGGTGAAACCAATTTAGGCGTTACAAAGCGTGTTTGGCAAGAATATGTAGGTCACCCTGTAGATAGCCTTAAAAAGCTAACCAAAGAAGATGTAGCACCTTTATACGAACAAAAATACTGGAGGCCTTGTTATGGAGAAGTATTACCTCGGGGACTCAACTTTGTTGTATTTTCAATGGCAATTAACGCAGGGCCAGGTCGTAGCATTAAATTGCTTCAGTCAGCTATTGGATGCGTACCTGACGGAATTATTGGCCCAAGAACAAGAGAGCTTATTTCCAATAGTAATAGTGCAACTCTTATCGCAAAATTCTCAGAAGCTAGGCGTGAATACTACCGTGCATTAAAAACATTTCCAATATTTGGAAAAGGTTGGATTGCTCGCACAGACAGGGAAGAACAAGAAGCGCTTAATATGGCAAGAAATGGTTAAGTCCTTGCCAAAATATATAACCAAAAGTAGCTATAAAGAATAAAGCCCCTACAAAGCCACAAAACTCACCATACGGGCTTTTCTCAGGTCTTTGTATAGCTGTGTAGTAGTCAGGCTCTTTAAACGCTTCCTGCTGTGTTCTGTAAGTTTTGCCCATTTTGCCTACGCTGCGTGTACTCATTTAAGCAATCCTTTAAAAATTAGTTTTAAATACAAAATAAAAGAATTTTGTTTTTTTGCGTTTTTAAACAAAATTTCAAGCAAATCCCTTCTATTCATTATTTCCCCAAATCAGCTTGTAATTGGTTTTTGCGTTTTTGTTCAATATGTTGGCGCAATATAGAAATAACGCCTTCTTCTACTAGCAACTCAAGTGCTTCTTTGTCAAAATGCACCATTGCGTCTGCTGACCCATCATTGTTTTCTTTAACGACTTCAATTACTAATTTCATACAAATCCTCCCAAGGCTTAGACATTAAAACATACCCAAATATGTAATGAAATGGGTTGTATTTTTCTATTTCTTTGCGTTTTTCTTTTGCCGACAAATGCGCAATGTCAAAAATAATAGTGTTATTGTTTTTAAACATCTTTGTCCTTTAGGGCTTTAAGATAGTTTTTAAGGGCCTTGTCATCCTCTTTAAAAATCTTATTAAACATACCCCTAGTTGGATGGCGTACTGTGTATGGTTCAAACCTGCCATGAAGGACATAGTAAGAAAAAGCCCTACAAGCCCATTCATTTTCTTTACAAGACTCTGCTTGGTCGCATTTGTCGCATGGGGCTTCTGCCTCAAAGACTCTGCGTATGTATGTATCCATATTCCCCTTGAATAAAAGTAGCAAGTCAAAGTCATGTTAAATTCTGCGCACACGGCTCATTTGAACTGTATCAATGACTTGCTATGTAACTAATTTATTGAAAATTCATGCAATTTAGTATTAGGACAAACCCTATGTTGTGGTAAATAAACAACAGGGCTGTATTTGGCAGTTACCATCAATGGGCGAGAAAGCCGCAAAATTACCCAATTACTGCATCCTACATTGACGGCTTAACGCCCTTATAAATGTCCTATTTTTGCATGACTTTTTCTTGAAATTTCATGCACTTACAAGCGTTTTAAAAAAAGGTGGGGTTTCCACCCAATTCCACTTCAATTTAATGTCTGCGTGTCCAAGACAAAAGGTGAGGTGGCAGGACATCCGTGATTGTATGGTTGTGCAAAGGGGATAGCACACCCGCCACCTCTTGATTAGTTTAACCCAGTTTTTAATTTGTAAATTTTCAGTAGGGCTAAGAACATTTCGTAGCCATCTCTTAAATCCTGTTCTTTATGTTCGTATATACAAACCTCGTTTGTAGTGCCGTTTATATAGACATTGGCACACCTAGCAGTAGGCGCTAGAACCTCCCTGTAGGCTGCAAGCTGTAGTGTATGCTCTAGGTAGGGTGTTAAATCACCAGGGGATTTTTCCGTAGTCTTAAAGTCAATTACTACCCCACCGAAGTCATGGCGTGGCTTGCAATAAAGGTCGCATTTACCGCCATAGCCTTCTTGATTGACTAGACTCTGTTCAGGAATCCATAGCTGCGCCCCAAAATGCGCTGTTATAGCCTCGTCTACCTTACGGACATACGCTGGCATCTCTGGTAGGTATTCTTGGTTGTAAAACGATTCTATGAAGTCATGTATAAGAGTTCCCCTAGTCATAGCTTCTTGGGACTTTTTCTTTGCCAACTCTAGTATTCGTGCTACATAGTCTTTTTCTTCTTCTTGCAGACCTTTTGGGTTTTCCGCAGCAGCTTTAATAGCTTCTGTTTGCAACCAAGTATTTAGGCCATCTTTAGATAATTGACCATTAATGGTAGATACCGATGGTACTAATGTGCCTGGATTGGCTTTGGCATCACGCAAGGTTACTGACCGTTCCTTGCCGTTTTTACCAGTAATGGTGTAGCGTGGTGCGCCAGTTAAGGCGCAATACCAATGTTGTGACATATTTTCCCCTTTGTACTGCTTAGTTAAGTAATTCTAGTATAGCTTCTCTATCTGTGGCGGAAATGCAACAATCCGCACAAGTTTGTATAACCTCACGAAGAACAGAAGCTAAGTCATTGACCTCAAATGCTATTAACTGTCTTTCTTCATCTACCCCAAAAGGCTCTGTAGAAATAATGGCTTTATCGCCAATAACATCTTTGATGTGACTTAGCATGACCATCTCCTAAAATGGCGTATCGTTTAAAATTTCATCACTACCAGCAGGTTTAAATCCCATAGGTTCTTTTACTTTACCTACAGAAACGCTAAAAAACTTACCAGCTTTGGGTGATTCTTTTACCCATGCAGAAAACCAATGTTCTTTGCCGTCAAGCATTATGCTTCCTGTAAAATCGGGATGATTTTCTGTGGTTTTTTTGGTATTTTTAAAGAGGCTTCCTGCCCCTTCTTTCATTTGGTAGGCCATTAGATTTCCTTTGCTTTTACTACTGGTTTAGGTGACGAAGCGGCATTACCGTCATCGTCTGCTTGTACTACTCCAACTACTGCTGCTAATGCGTACCTACGCATATAGGTTAGTGCCGACCCTGCGCCCTGTGCATCAGGCTTGGTAACAGGTACAGACATTTCTTGACTAATCCATTCGCCAGACTTATGGCTAATAATGGTCGTTAAAGACATAGACTTGTCCAATTCTGAATAAAGACCTGGAAACTGCATAACTGCCAGCCCATTCGCAGAAAGAAGGTCACGACAAGCGCCCCACACAGACTCAAGGTCAGCATACTTAGACTTAAAAAAAGGATTAGCTGAGTCTTTAACCGCATGGGACATTTTTCCTTGTACTGTAGCTAAGGCTAATGTTAGGTTAGCAATGGATTCACTTTGAAGCATGGTTGCCTCCAAAAACATTACCAAAGTCGTCAAATACTGATTGGAGTAGTTCATTGCGTTTATTTTTAGGTTTACCACAAGCTGCACGAATAACATCAATATCGTCTTGTGCTAGGTCTGTTCCAAATTCCATGTTGTTTAACGCTATTTCTAAGCGTTCTTCCATTTCTAGCATTAGTTGGTTTAATTCACCCATAAAATTCCCCTTAAATGGCATAGCAAAATTGCTATATAGACACTTTAACACAGGTGTATATAAAAAGTAAATTGTTTGCAAATAAACAACATAGAAGGTAAACTTTGTGAATGGACACAAAATTAAAACTAACCGACAGCGCAATTATTGACCTTTTAGGCGGTACGGCAAAGGTAGCAAGAATGTGCAAAGTAGACTCTGCTGCCGTTTCCAACTGGCGTGTAAGAGGTATTCCTGGCGATAAATTTATGCTTTTAGGGGCAAGAATAGAAGAAGTAAGTCATGGTTTGGTAACCAGGCAAGACTTATTTCCTAAAAACTATTTCTTAATATGGCCCGAATTGTTGCCAAAGCAAAACGCATTTATACAGATTGAAGATTAATGAGTGACCCATTTGAAATACTAGAGCCAACAGTCATTAGCTTTAGTGGTGGTCGTACATCAGCTTATATGCTTTGGCGCATATTGCAGAGCAATAATGGTTTGCCAGAAGAGGCTATTGTTTGTTTTGCCAATACAGGCAAAGAAGAAGAAGCTACGCTTGAGTTTGTAAGGGACTGTGGCAAAAATTGGGGAGTAGAGATACATTGGATTGAATACCAATGGGCAGAAAAGATTGCAGACCGTTGGAAAAAAGTTACATTTGAAACTGCTAGTCGCAATGGTGAACCGTTTATGGAATTAATACATGAGTCCACAGGTTATCTTCCTAACCCAGTAGCTAGAATATGCACCGCCAGGCTCAAAATACGAGCCATACATACTTATTTAAAGTCTTTAGGGTGGAAACACAATGAAAATATGGATTGGGTAGGAATAAGGGCTGACGAAATGCGTAGGGCTGCCAAAATGGACAGAGAGCGTACCCCATTGGTTACTGCTGGGGTTACTAAGCAAACTGTAGGTGAATTTTGGAAAGCACAGTCATTTGACTTAGGTTTACCCAATATGAATGGGGTAACTATGCACGGCAACTGTGATTTATGCTTTTTAAAGCCTACTCATCAGATTATTAGCCTTATTAGGGAAAAGCCGTCTAGAGCCGATTGGTGGATAAAAGCAGAGATGTCTGTCCAGACATCGAATAAAACTTTTGGGGATGGTGGTCGGTTTCGCAAAGACCGCCCAAGTTATTCAGAGTTAAAAGCATTTGCTTTGTCCCATGATGATATGTTTCCTACAGACGAAGAAGGAATACCATGCTTTTGCGGGGATTAAACCTTTCTAATGTAACCATTTGTGCTATAGATTCGGTACAGCCTGACAAAGCCAAAAAAGCCATAGAAAGAAGCAAAAGACATATTCAATTTGGTGGTGAATTGTTTATTGACCACATGAGCATTAACAGTCGGCAAGCGTATAGCAAATTTGTCCTTCAAGAACTGCATAAATACAT